CGATCCCTCCGAAATTCCTGATGCCACGGGTTCAACCGCAAAGGCTCCAGGAAAATCGAAAAATCAGGGTGATAAATCTAATCCGGCTCAAGGCTCCTCCGTTAAACCAGTGACCAAGATGGCTATGCTCAATGCTGCTATGCAGAAAATGGGTCAAATGAAAAAAGCCGATCTTAATGCTATGATGGTCAAAGCTGGTATGTACGGTGAGGAAGTTGAAGCTGAAGAGCAGGTAGAAGAAATCGCCGAAAAGAAACAACTCGAAAAAGTGTCTCGTGAGGACTTTGACATTTCTGAAGATGTCGCAGCGATTTTCGCTGGATCAGAAGTGTCTGAGGAATTTGTGGCAAAAGCTACCGAAATTTTCGAAACGGCTGTTGTCGCTAAAGTCAACGAAAAGCTCGACGAGGTTGCTCAGGTTGCTGAATCCGAGCTTGCCGAGTCTAGCGAAGTTTTCAATAAAGAGCTTATTGATAAAGTTGATAGCTATCTCGACTATGTTGTTGAGTCCTGGATGGAAGAAAACAAACTTGCTGTAGACAGCGGTTTGCGCGGCGAAATTGCCGAGTCTTTCATGGGTGGTCTTAAGAGCTTATTCGAAGATCACTACATTGACATTCCTGAAGAGAAGGTTGATGTTGTTGAAGAATTAGCTAACAAAGTCGAAGAGCTTGAAGCAAAACTCAACGAGTCGATTGAAGAATCGATTGAACTCAAGAAGAAAAATCAAGAGTTCGAACGCTCTGTAGTTTTCGCCGAAGCAGTTGATGGTCTTACCGAAACTCAGGTAGCCAAACTGGAATCGCTCGCTGAAGCGGTCGACTTCGAAAGCGAAGAAGACTTCCGTGACAAACTCAAAACGATCCGCGAAAACTATTTCGATGGTCCGAAAGAAGTAATCACAGAAACGGCTGGTCTTGATGACGAGCCAATTGAAATTGATGATGAGGAACCTGCGACCCCCAAGGGTACCATGGGTGCCTATGTCGCAAGCATTTCACGACAAGTTAAGAAATAACATTTTATAAATATTGATGAAATTATCTCGAAAGGAGAAGGAGAGTAAAATGTCTGATAACCTAATGTCAAAGTGGGGTCCTGTTCTCGATCATCCAGATCTGGATAAGATTCAAGATTCTCACAAACGCCACGTTGTCGCACAGCTTTTGGAAAACCAAGAGCAGTCGGCTAAGGAACAGGGCGTTGGCTCTGGTGGATACGCTGCTCCGTCGCTATTGGGCGAAGCCGCACCTACGAACGCGATGGGTGCTTCTTCCTCGACCGCATCTGACGGTTCTGTCGATATCTTTGACCCAGTGCTAATCAGCCTCGTTCGTCGTTCCATGCCAAACCTGATCGCCTATGACGTATGCGGCGTTCAGCCAATGACTGGTCCGACTGGTCTAATCTTTGCGCTTCGTTCACGCTTCACCAGCCAGTCTGGCACCGAAGCTCTGTTCGACGAAGCCAATACCACGTTTTCACGTTCTGCTGTTGCCAATACGGCTTCTCAGCTCGTTGTTGCTAACGCAACTGGTGGTAAAACTCAAACCAGTAATGATCCGACGACTCGTGCTGCTGATTCAGCTGTCACTGGTTATAGCGTATCAACTGGTGTTTCGACTGCAGATATGGAAGCTCGTGGCGATGGTGCTACGAATGCTTTCCAAGAAATGGCATTCAGTGTCGAGAAAGTTGCTGTCACGGCAGTATCTCGTGCTCTGAAAGCTGAGTACACGATGGAATTGGCTCAGGACCTCAAGGCAGTTCATGGTCTTGACGCTGAAACCGAACTCAGCAATATTCTTTCTGCTGAGATCCTTGCGGAAATCAACCGCGAAGTCATTCGTACGATTAATTATTCTGCGACGGCTGGTGCTCAGGAAAATGTCACTTCCGCTGGTACTTTCAACCTCGACACCGACTCAAACGGTCGTTGGATGGTTGAGAAGTTCAAAGGTCTGTTGTTCCAAATCGAGCGTGACGCCAACGAAATTGCGAAAGCGACTCGTCGGGGTAAAGCTAACGTCATGATTTGCGATTCGGATGTAGCATCCGCGTTGTCAATGGCTGGCGTTCTTGATTATAGCCCTGCTATGTCGACTAACCTTAATGTTGACGACACGGGTAATACCTTTGCTGGTGTTCTCAACGGTCGGATCAAAGTCTACATCGATCCGTACTTCAGCTCCAATGCTGGCAACCGCTATTACACGGTTGGCTACAAAGGATCGAGTGCTTTCGATGCTGGTCTGTTCTATTGCCCTTATGTGCCTCTTCAGATGGTTCGCGCCATCGGCGAAGATACCTTCCAGCCAAAAATTGGCTTCAAGACTCGGTACGGTATGGTTGCGAATCCTTTCGCTACTACCCTCGCCGACGGCACCATTGGTGGCTTCGACAGCGGTAAAGCTAACAAATACTATCGTTTGGCTGCTGTTTCAAACCTTATGTAAAAATAACCATAAGGCGAGTTAAAACTGGGGAGGGCGAAAGGCTCTCCCCTTTTTTTTATTTCCATTTACAATTGTTATTTGTGTAGCTATAATGAGTAATGTTACGAGGGGTCATATTATATTATAAATAGAGTACAAGATAGGATGCACTCATGAGTACCCAAGAACAGCCTGATAATTTAAATTACCTCTCCCCACTCGGTTTCCGTTTTCAATTGAAACGACTTCCGAATGTAAATTATTTTGCACAATCAGTAACACTGCCAACTGTTTCACTCAATCCTATAGAACAACAATCATCCCCATTCGGTATTATTCCTAGACCTGGAGATAGATTACTTTATGACCCATTTACAATCAGGTTTCGAGTTGATGAGGATTTATCGAATTACATAGAGATCGAAAACTGGTTAGTTGGTATGGGTCACCCTGAAGATTTCGAAACTTCTAAAGAGTTTGCTGAAAGTAATCCGGCACCATTTTTAGCTGCGCAAAGAGGCGGCGGTGTAGGACAGGCATCTAATTTCGTTTCTGATGCAACATTGACTGTTTTAACCAGCCATAAGAACCCCCATGTCAATATATTCTTCAAGGATGCATTTCCTATGTCCTTGACTGAATTGACATTTGATGTAACCCAGCCCGATTTAGAATATCTTGAGGCAACTGTAACATTTAGATATAGGAAGTTTAGCATAGAAAGGATATAGTATGTTTCCTGATGATCTTGTCATTGAACGTGTGAATGAATCGAAACCTTGGTTTGAAAAAAGTTGCTTCGATCCTGATGAAATTTTTACTATGGAAGAATTTCAAACACATATAAATTTTCGCCCAAACCTAAGACAGGAACGAGTTTCTTGGATAGGAGATATTGGTGAACTTAGCTGGGGTGGTGAAGAGTGGTGCTGTGACCAAAACAACTATCCAATAGGTTTGTTTGATCGTCTACTAGATAAACATGCCGTATGTTTTGAAGATAGTTCTCGTATCAATAAAAACGTAAATGAAATTTGCAAAAAGCTCGAGTTGTCGTCTGGCTCCCCGACCGATGCGCATATTTTCTTTTCGCGGCAATCAGAAAGTAAAAGTTTTTCTGCTCACTGGGACTGGTCATCTAATATCATTTGCCAGTTCGTAGGAACTGCCCATATCAAAGTCTATTCGAATATTCCAGAAGAAATAGATGACGAACATAGAACATGGGAAAAACAAGAGGAAGATCTAGAACTTGTGTACGAGCATGGTATGGAGCCTGGAGATATAGCATATGTTCCCGCGCAAACATTCCACTTCTACAATCCAACCTCTAAACGATTGAGCATCAGTTTTCCCATGAATGCTAATTCTCAAGATAAACGTCAACAAAGACATTGGATGGATCCTTAGTCCCTTTACAATCGTAGAGTTTTAATATAAAATGGACTCATGATGAATATTGATGAGATCGTTGAAAGCTGGCGCGAAGATTCTAAGATTGATGACCTCAACTTAGATAAAGAAAATATTCGCATACCTTCAATTCACTCCAAGTATGTCGGTATGATGGTCGACGAAAATAAATTTCTAAGATCTTTTGTCCGCGACCGTGCCGTATTGCGCCGTTTGCTTCGAGCATATTATCTCGGCAAGGCAGACACAGATAGTTTAGAAAGACTTGGGCGCGAACAGTTCTTAGAAAAAATACTGAAAAACGAACTCAATGAATATATGGATACAGATGAGCTGATGATCCGGATCAATGCTAAGATATCGGCTCAAGAAGAAAAGATTGATGTTCTAAAAGAAATTATCCGATCAGTAAATAGCAGAGGATATCATCTCAAAAATGCGATTGACTGGCACAGGTTGACGATGGGTTAATGCTTAGAATAAAAAAGTTAGATGAAGTATGGGCATTCGTTGAATGTGAACCTGGACAATGTCAGGAAATATCTGACTTACTCACATTTGAAGTTCCAGGCGCAAAGTTCATGCCGTCATACCGTAAAAAATACTGGGATGGCAAAATTCGTTTGTATGATGCTAAGAAGAGTCGTATCTATACTGGACTACACACGAAGATGCGCGACTTCGCTTTGGCTAACAACTATGAAATAGAAATAGATCAAGCACTTTTAGATAGCGACGAAATATCAATAGCCGAAGCGCGTGGTTTTGCTAAAAGTTTACATATGCCGATCGAACCTCGTGACTATCAATTACAGGCATTTTCGTTCGCTGTACGCAATCGTCGCGCGGTTTTGGTATCGCCGACTGGCAGTGGTAAATCGTTGATTGCATATTTGATTGCTCGTTGGTATAACAAACGAACACTAATTATTGTTCCTACAGTTTCTCTCGTAATGCAGATGGCCAAAGACTTTGAAGAGTACGGTTACGACAAAGAAATACACGGTATCATGGCTGGTATAGAAAAAACATCTACGACCGATATAACTGTTTCAACTTGGCAGTCGGTTTACGAGCAGAAAAAACCATTTTTCGCAGATTATGATGTTATCATCGGCGATGAAGCCCACTTGTTTAAAGCGAAGAGCCTGACATCTATTATGACAAAGATGTCAAATACACCATATCGTTTCGGAATGACGGGGACGTTAGACGGTGCCGAAGTTCATGAATTAGTCCTTGAAGGATTGTTTGGTCCGATAGAAAAAGTGGTTGACACTAGCACACTGATCGATGATAAAAATTTAGCCGATCTTAAGATCAAGATACTTGTACTAAGCCACCCGAAAGAGCTACGCAAAGATGTGCTTGCTGGCGATTACCAGAATGAACTCGAGGCTATCGTAACAAGCGAAGCGAGAAATAGGTTTATAATGAACCTTGCATTATCGCTCACGGGAAACACCCTGATACTGTATGCTCTCGTAGAAAAACACGGCAAACAGTTGTTTCGAATTATCGATCAGGCAACCGACCAAAACGTATTCTTTGTATCGGGTGGTGTCGAAGCGCAAGAACGCGAACGTGTCCGCCAAATAGTTGAAGAAACTGATAACAGCATAATCGTTGCCTCATATGGGACATTTTCAACTGGTATAAATATAAAGAACCTTCATAATGTTATTTTCGCGAGTCCTACAAAAAGTAGGATTAGAACGCTACAGTCGATAGGGAGAGGTCTAAGAACAAGTGATACAAAATCGTCATGCACTTTATTTGATATTGCTGATGATTTTTCCGCTAAGAACAGAAAGAACTATACACTCAATCATCTAATGGAGCGCGTGAAGATGTATAACTCTGAGGCGTTCCCATATAAGTTGTACAATATAAAGCTGAGGACAACAGATGAATCCGTTCTATTTTAAATTAGTCAATGGCGACGAAATAATGGCGAATGTCATCGATGAAGATGAAAACCATTACACCATTGATTATCCTTTCAAATTCATTAATCACCAAAATCCTTCTACTGGATTTCTAGCAACGACCCTGATCCGTTGGGTGCCAATGCAAAGTTTTATGGTCACACCGCTGCGTGTCAAGAAGTCAACAGTTATCACTGAGGGTCCACTTGAAGATAGTGTTATAAAATATTACGCCCATGTTCGTTTACAAACGAGCAAAGAAATTGAAGACGATGATGAAGATGTTGAAATCGTAGACTACTCTTCGGAAGAAGACGAAGAAAATTTCAGTGAATTCAGTGAAGAGGAATATGATGCTCTCGAAGAGGACGCTCTTGAAGAACTGACTAATCCGAACAAAAATACAACGGTCCATTAGGAGTTTATTATGGCAAAAAAGAAAAAACATCATTATGTAAATAATGTTGAGTTGTTTGAAGCAATGGTTGAATTTAAGAAAACGGTTGCAGAAGCCGATGAAGCAGGAAAAGAAAGACCAAGGGTTCCTAAATTCGTTGGTGAGTCTATAATGAAAATTGCCACGCACCTAGCATTCAGACCGAATTTTGCAAATTATACATTTCGTGATGAAATGATTTCTGATGGTATTGAAAATTGCCTACAGTACATTAACAACTTCGATCCTAAAAAATCTAAAAATCCATTTGCATATTTCACACAGATTATATACTATGCTTTCATACGACGTATACAAAAAGAAAAGAAGTATCTGTATACCAAATATGCTGCGATAGAAAAGGCGAATTTTTTGGATGAGACCAGCGCACTACACGACTCAGAAAAAAATACAGGAGTGAAGTATAATTCTGATATTCAATATGGTGAGTGGTCTCAAGAACAGATGGAACAGTTTATGGCAGACTTTGAAGAAAGTCGCAAAAAGAAACGGAAGAAGAAGGTTGCATAAAATATGATAGAATTTGTAATGATGCTCTCTATGTGGGGGCAAACCGCTACAGGCAACTGGACATACATTGGTAATCAATATGTCTATAACACCCCAATGACAAAGGAAGTGTGCGAAAAAAAGATTAATTCGAAGAATTGGTCTATACATCAAAATAATCAATACTACAGAATACAATTTGACTGTATGCCTGTGCCGAAGGTAAAGATGTGATATGAAGATTGCTGTTGTTGGTGACCTACACTGGGGCGCACGTAACGACAATCAAGAGTTTCTAAATTATTTTCAGAGATTTTTTGATAATGTTTTCTTCCCTGAGCTGGAAGAGCGTGGCGTCAACCAAGTATTACAAGTTGGTGATTTCGTTGATCGCCGGAAATTTATTTCATTCGTCACCCTCAATCATGTGCGCGAAAAAATATTCGGTGAGTCTCACAAGCGCGGTATTTCATGGGATATACTGGTAGGAAACCACGACACACCATATAAAAATACAAACGAAATAAACTCACTGCAAGAACTGTTTTCTCAGTATAGGGGCATCAGGTTTTACCCCGATCCAACTGAAATAAACTTCGACGGTCTCGATGTTTTATTGTTACCGTGGATTAATGCGTCAAATCATACTAAAAGCATGAAAGCTATCAGTGAAACGAAAGCGCAAATCGCCTTTGGTCATTTAGAAATAAACGGATTTGAAATGCACCCTGGAGCAGTTTGCGACCACGGTATTGAGGCATCGTTATTTAATAAATTCGATATGGTTTGTTCTGGACATTTTCATAAAAGATCAAGCTCTTCGAATATATTCTATCTCGGCACACCATATCAAATTATGTGGACCGACTATAATCAAGAGAAGGGTTTTTACATTTTTGATACCGATACTCGAGAACTCGAGTTTATCCCAAACCCATACACCCTGTTTCATAAAGTATGGTATGATGATGCAGGAAAAACCTTAGAAAAAATATTAGCGTCCGATCTAGGTCATCTCAATAAATCATATGTCAAAGTGATCGTAAAGAATAAAGAAAACCCATATTGGTTTGATCTCTTTATGAATAAGATATATAACATTGCACCAATTGATGTTTCTATTGTCGATGACCACTACCACCTAGATGAAATATCAGAAGAAGATCTTGTCTCAGAGGCAGAGGATACATTGACTATCTTATCCAAATATATCAATGAACTGGAATACAGCGTGGATAAGAAAAAATTAGATAATTTGATGCGTGAACTTTATAATGAATCTCTGGCTCTGGAGACTATACATGATTGAGTTTCATAAGGTCAGCTGGAAAAACTTTCTCTCTACTGGTAACGCATTCACCGAAGTTCGGTTGGATGAACACGATACAACCCTGATCACAGGTGAAAATGGTGCTGGCAAATCTACCATACTGGATGCGCTGTGTTTCGCTTTGTATGGCAAACCATTTCGTAAAATTAAAAAGAACCAGCTCATTAACTCTGTGAATAATGGAGGCACTGTTGTAGAAGTTGAGTTTTCGACCAACGGTAATGAATACAAAATTATTCGAGGGATAAAACCAGCAACTCTCGATGTATATCAGAACAATAAACCTAAAGACCAAGCGGCTAATGTTCGGGACTCACAAGAGGATATCGAAAAGAACATATTGCGAATGAACCTAAAATCTTTCACCCAAATGGTGATACTAGGTTCTTCGTCATTTATCCCATTTATGCAGCTTTCTACACATGTTCGCCGTGAAGTTATTGAAGATTTGTTAGATATCGGTGTATTTTCTACGATGTCTGTTTTACTGAAAGAACGCAGCAGTAGTAATAAACAAAATCTTGCTCTCAACGAAAAAGAAATAAATGCTTTCGACTCTATGATAGATATGCAAAAAGAGCAAAGCAAGTTTGATGAAGAAAGGCGCAAGGCTGAAATAGAACGATGTGAAACGCGCATCGGCGAAATCGATAAAGGTATGATATTGATCGATACCGACATTGAAAATATTACTAACCAGATAACAGCCCTATATGACCAAATTATTGATGAAACAAAAGTTCACAAAAAATCAGATCGCATATTGAAGCTCGAGTCTGACCTAGATAAAAAGAAACGGAATGCGCTTAAAGTTATTGATTTCTACAATAATAACGATAACTGTCCGACCTGTACTCAGCGAATAAGTGAAGAAATTAAATCAGAAAAAGTCAAGGAACGAACTGATGTTATCAATGAACTCGATGACGGGATTGAAAAACTATCATTAGAAATTCAAAAGATAAACGATAGGACGAGTGAAATTCGCAAGGTTCGTGAGGTTATTGAAAATGAAGAAGTTGGTCTCGCCAAAACCAAACAGCTTAAAATAGCAGATGAGCGCGAGCAGTCTCTATTGTTTAGTAAGATCAAAGATCTCAACAACGAAAAATTTACACATACCGCAGATAAGCTAATAGAACTCAATGAAGATAAATCGAAAAAGCTATCTGAAAAAGAAGATCTCCTAAACCAAAAAAATCTACTCGAAGTCGCCACATTGATTTTGAAAGATAGCGGCATCAAAGCGAAAATCATAAAGCAATATGTGCCAATCATAAATCAGTTGGTTAATAAATATCTCGCATCTATGGACTTCTTCGTTAAGTTTGAACTCGATGAAAATTTTAGTGAAAAAATATTATCGAGACACCGTGATGATTTTAGCTATGACTCGTTCAGTGAAGGTGAAAAAATGCGCATTGACCTGTCACTGCTTTTCACTTGGCGCACAATAGCTAAGATGAAAAATAGCGCAAGCACAAATCTCTTAGTTCTTGATGAGGTGTTTGACGCTTCATTGGATACAAACGGTTGTGACGAGTTCCTAAAGATACTCGAAAAACTTGAAAGCTCAAATGTTTTTGTAATATCACATAAAGGTGATATTATGCAGGATAAGTTTCATAATCATATAAAATTTGAAAAACATAAAAACTTTTCTAGGATAGCGGCATGAAATTTGTAGACCTGAAGAGAGCAGGATTTTTATTTGGCCAACTTCCCATAAATTTATACAAAGAAGTTGATATTGAAGTTCAAGATCTCATTGATACCAATTTTAACGGAGCCGAATCATTCGCTGACAAGCTGGCTGGTGCGGTTGAGCACGAGTATCTTATGTGGAAATCACATACATCAATGGAAGACTTCA